AGGTTGCTCAATAGACCTTTGATGTCTGCATCTTTTTGTCCTAGCCCAGCGACTAAGTTTTGTGCAGCTGCTTTCATGGAATCAAAAGACCCGGAAACAGTTTCACTAGCTTCTTTGGCAGTAGTTCCTGTAATTCCAAGTCGTTCTTGTGTAACATGGATGGCTTCAATGAGCTTGTCAAATGGTATATCCTTGACATTTTCAGCAGTTGCCTCAAATTCACCATTCAAGACTCCTGATTCATTGACCAATCTAGCCATTTCTGATTGAGTACCGCCGTAACCGAGTTTCAAGTTGTCCAACATGGTGTAGTTATCTTTTGCAAAACCTTGATATGCATTTTGGATATCCTGGATGTTGGAACCGAACTTGTTCGCATTATCAGACATATCCACGATTGCCATGTCTGCATATCGTGCAGCTTCTACTGTGTCTCCGCCAAGACCTTGAAGCAGGCTAGCAGAGAATGACGTGACCTGTTCCATGTATTTGACGCCAGACACACCAGCACGTTTATATGCCGTTTCCGAATTGGCAACGACGGTACTAGCTGAGTCTTTGAACATGGTCTCAACGCCACCAAGGGCCTGTTCTAATCCTGCGTAGGCTTTTACCACTCCGCCAATTGCACCGACCACAGGAACGGTGAAACCTGCTGACATGCCTGCTCCAACAGCAAACATAGAGGAACCAACAGTCGAAAGAGTTTGACTGACCTTATCAAGACTCGAGCCTGTTTGGTTTCGTAGGCTCTTTAAAGACATTTCTGCCTCTTTCATCCCGCTGGTAAAAGGTTTGACATTGGCGCTTAATATTGCTTTTACATCAAATGTTGGCCCCATTAACCTCCTCCTCTCATCGTTTGATTCAGTAGCCTATTCTTGTCAGCCAGACTCAAAGTCTTTTTGACTGGCTGTACAGGTTCGAACAACTTGTCAAATTCTTCTTTATGGTTATAAAAATCTTCGAATTTCCTATATGCTGATCTAGCTTGCTTGCCCTTACCTTTTGTAGCCTTGACGCTCTGGTTGAACCAAGCTTGTATTGCTGCAAGATACCGCCTGTCTTCCTGTTGAATAGCATAAGCGGTATTGTAGATATAAAACTCCTCCAAAGTCGTGTTGGCCGCCTCAATATAGGTCATGCCATGCCTTGCAATCAAGAGGGCAATGGCTTCATCGTAACCAAAATTTGACGTCGATGTTTTTCTTTCCCCTACTCGACTAGGTTCATTGCTTTTTTGAGTAGGGGTGATTTTTTTAACTCATCAACCACTTCCTTAATGGTTTTGTCATAAGTTTCGTTGGTAATCAACTCTTCCAAATAAGCCTCAATAGCTTCATTGCTTGGTTTTTGTGGTTCTGTAACTGTTCCAGCCTTGATAATGTCCACAAAAGCCATTGGATCATTGAGGGCTTGACCAGCGTTGAAAAGAGTCATAGCACCGTAGCCGGTTTTCATGCCTTCAAGTTCCGCTGAGTGCAGTTTGTTCATTTCACGCAAAAAGCCAAGGCCAAAGCGTAATGTGTATTCACGTCCACCAATTTTTAAAATCATTTACATTTACTCCTTATTAAAAAATAAGGGGCATAAAGCCCCTAAAATTAAACACTTGAGCCAGAAACTTCCGTCTCTTTAGCAAGTGTGTGGTAATCGTATTGTGCTGCTTCAACGGCTGCTTTTTGTGTCGCTGTCAACGAATCAACAGCTTGAACACCGTTGCCATCCATTGTCATTTCGTAAGACAGCTCTACCTTGTCGTCGGATGGCGCAGAAATTTCAAAGTTTTTGAAGTAACCCTGGTAGTAGTCAACATCATAGACTTCCTTACCTTCATGTTGTCGCTTGCTACCAAGATCAACCTGCCAAACTTCAACCTTGTCTTTCGCAAGATACCATTTTCGCATTTCATGCCACATATTGACCGTATCAACATTTTCACGATAAGCCAACGATGTAAAATCACCACTGGTCTCACCATCCGTAATACTATTCACAACACCGTCTTTTGTGATTGTCGTTTCAACTTCTTTTTCAGAGTTGATTGTGTGTTCTACTTGGAAACGTACTTTGCCTGCATCTTGTTTCTTCTGGTCAATCACTCGACGGAAGAAAACGACCAGGTCTTTACCTTGGATTAGTTCCATTTAGTTCTCCTTTTTCGTGTAATCAAAAGTAAAGTCCAGCACAATGTGAAGCAATGGCTGGACATCTGTGTTATCTGGGATAATTTGCTTTGAGGTTTCGACATGATACAAGTGATAATCATATCCATCATGAGCACGTTTGACCTCGGATTCTAAATAGGCTGAAATATCGTCCAGATTCGCCCTATCTGTCCGTAAACCGTAGAGGTGGACTGTTTGCCTTAACCTACCAAGCAGGTCCTTATTTGGGATGTCCGAGCCGTTATTTTCGCCTATGTATACAAAGGGATAAGCACTCTTTGCATCTGGTAAGAAATCATAGGTATCAACCCTAATATTACTGATAGCAAAAAGCCGTCTGAATAATGCATGGTTAGGGGTCATTTGAAAGCTCCTTTCATGACATCGGTCATGTCCTTCTGGAATTGGGGTTGAATTTGCTCCATCATTGGTCGAAAGTGTGGAGTGCCTGGTTGAAACCGGGTCCCGTATTCCTGATAACCGTCATAGCCTGCCTCACCGTGAATATGGGCTTCCATACCAGGGTAAGAGGTGGTGATGTGGTCTTTCAAAAACTCGGTATCTTTAGGAGCCAACTGCTTAGCAATCCTCTTTCCTTTTTCACCATTGTTTTTCAGAACCTGTAAAGACTGTTCAACTGCCTTTGGTTGGGCGTTGCTGATGGTTGCCACTAGCTTCTCTATACCTTGCCACTTGATAGCCATATCAATTACCTACCTTCTTGAGCCTGACAGCTCCCTTGATAGGAGCGTCAATCTGATCCATAGGGATGTACTTGCTACCGTCATAGATAGCCGATTGAAACGGCTCCTGGGCTTGTTGAAAACGGCAAATCATGATGACATCCGTCTGATTGCCGTACTCCTTCAAGACCCTTGCTTGTGAAATGAAGTTCACCAAACAAGGTACGACCGTTTCAACTCCCTCTGCTTCATCATAGCTATTGGTATCAGGATTGTATCTAGGTGCTACTTCTCCACGGATGAGAGTTATGCGGTGCGGTGTTTTCACAGAAACATCACCTTACCTTTCTCTCGGACAGAGCCATCCAGACCAAAATCTTTATTGAGAATAGCCATGTAAGGTTTGAAGAGATTGTCCCACTCTTGATAAGTAACGGAATACCCATCAACTGTTTCAGATGTGACCCCTTCAGACCCTTTGCGACCGTAGAGTTTGTAGACGACAGCTTCAATCATGAAGTGATACTTACTATCAACAACTGCAGACGATGTGAGCAATTTGAAGTAAGTTTCTGCATCTTCTACCAAATCCTCTAGTAATTTATCCTCTTTATCATCGTCAGCTGGAATACCCAACCGACGCTTGATTTTTTCGAGTTGGGTAGTATCCATGATTATTCCCCCTCAGAACCTTCTAGCAAGGCTTTCAATTCATCCTTGCTTGCACGGGAACCGTATTTGATACCAAGTTCATCAAGTTTAGCTTTCAGCTCCTTGGCACTTGGGTCTTTTTTATTGTTTTCATCTTTTGGTTCGAGAGATAAATCACCTTCAGCACCATCAGACTCAATGACACCCTTGCCAAGTAGTTCCTTGATACGGTTATCAGATACTGTTAAGTCTGGACGTGGATAAGTTTCGCCTTTTTCATACAGACGGTTATTGTCCTTACTGTCCAGGATATTCTTGGTTACGATATAAGCCATAAATTAGCTCCTTTCTTACTTAGACACGTTCGGCTGGTGTCAATTTAGCAAATGCATCTGTCTTCGTGATCATTACAGCAATGTCCATTGTGGCACGGATAGCAATCATTTCTTGTTCGAAAAGGTTGATTGGAGTACCATCTGCATTAGTGATAGTTGAGATTTGACCTTCTTCTGAAATCTTGTAAGTGATGTTGTATGGCACACCGTAGATCAGATTGTCAAAGTCACCAGCGAGCAGGTCGCCTTTTTCAAAACGTGCAGATTTAAGATCTACAGTAGTGATACCATCAATGGTATTTGCAGCCTTGTCATAGATAGACACCTTATTGCCGTCACGAGCTTCACGCAAGGCAGAACGGTTTTGGATTTTTGATACGAATGCATTCGGTTCAACATCTGCATCATAGAGAGCATCTTGTAACTTCAAAATGTTATCGTAATTGATAGGACCACCAATTACTTTGTTTGCATCTTTAGCAGCCTTAGCAACTGAGTTTGCAAAAGGTGTATCATGACCAAGTAGACCAGCTTCATCAATTTTCTTGTAAAATGCTTCAACGATTTGAGGTTTCATGTCTTCAAAAAATTTCTTCCAGGTGTAATTGAGAGCTTCACGGGATGTTACCAAGATGATACCGAGTTTGTGAGCTTTCAGAGTCACTGGTACCACTTCTGGTTTGTCAGTCTTGATTTTCTCAGTTTCATTTACCCAGTAAGCTGAAATACCGTCTGTTTGAACGTAGACAGTTTTTTCTTGCTCACCTTCCATTTCTTGATACTGGCCAAGCTGCATGACAAGAGAGTTTTGAGCAACTTCTTTCATGATGATGTCTGTAAATTCTTTGTGCAATGTCCCGTCTTTCTTCTGTGATACGAGGACATTTTCTGGATTAAAAGTTTGTACTGTCATTTATTAACTCCTTTATTTGATAATGCGAGAGCCTCGGAAAATGTCGCCATAGCTCTTAGTGGATTCACCACCGAAGCTAGACGACATCTTCGGCGGTTCGGATTGCGTGTACTCAGCTTTAATCTCGCTGATGATACTTTCAAAGTCTGAGATAGCCTGCAAGGTATCATCTGCTGTATCTTTGACCACAAACGATAGTACCTTGTCATTAACTGGCAATTTTCGACTAGCTAGAGATTTGATGGCTTCATCCGTCAGCTCACGTTTGACTTTATCCTTTTTGAGTTGGTCAATTTCAGCAAGCATCTTTTGCTTTTCAGCTTCCGCTTCTTTCTGACGGTAGGCTTCAAGCTCCTTGCCTGTCAACTCAGACTCGGCCTTGTACTTCTCAAGGGCTTGTGCAATAGCTTTCTGCGTGTTCTCTTCGTGCTCTTTATTAGCCTTGTTGAGTCGACGCATCATTTCAGCAACAGTCACCATTTTTTCAGGCTCTTGTGGAGTGCTAGCTGGTTCCTTATGAGCTTGTTCTGGCTCTGTAACTGTGTCTTTAGTTTCTCCTGCCATGTTCTGGCTCCTTTCTACGCTTGACGGGCAACCTCCCCGAACTCATAATGCTTTTTATGTCTTCGCATGGTTTGGACAAAAAGAAAACTGGTCAATTTCGACCAGTTTTAAGTAATTTAGAGTAGTTTCAAGCAGTCTTTCCTACTGTCAAGATGAGTGACCACCTCCTAATCTTTGATTTCTCGGTTCGATACCTTGGCATAGACATCTACATAGGTTTCTGCCTTATCCCCATTGTGAGTGACTTCCGCATAGTCGCCACATTTTTCATCAGACTTGATTTGATTAGTGCTAACTAATGCTTTCCAATTTTGTAACGTTTTGCTGAACCAAACTACAAAACAGTCTTCAGCCTTGATTTCACGACCTGACAGACGTGAAAATTCTTGAGCTGCCAATTTCTTTGCTTTTTCTAACATAATTTCCTCCTCACCGTTTCCAGAACGGTTTCTTAGTATTACCATTGGCCACTTGCTTTTCAAGTTTGTCAAATCTAGAATTTGTGGCCTGTGCATTGCGTTTAACGATGTCATCCAAATCTCTGATATTATCTGCATGATTTCGTAGTGCATCAGTTAATAAAATATTTTCCGCTGTCAATTGAGCGACTTTGTTTTCTAGTCTCTCGATTCGCGACCATTTCTTCTTGATACGCTTATTCATGAGTTTTATAGTCTCCTTTCTTCACACCAGAAACAACCCGAATGTCTGGTTTGAACTCAGACAATTCTTTCAAAGCATTCTGGTACGCTTGTTGGGCTTTATCGACATTTTGCAGCAAACGTTGAAGTTCGTCTTGGTTCTCCCAGTTTAGCGCCAGGTCAATTGAAAAACTAGCCATTGGTCCCTCCTTTCCACAACCAACTGAAATCATTGTCGGTCAGCACTTGATACAAAATTTTGCCAATGCGGTCAGCTTGTTCTTCCTCATGTTGCACGTAACCAGCTTCAACCAACATTCCATGAGCGATTTCGTGGATAAGCGTCTGGTCCTCAATCTGCTGGCTGGCAGAGTCATCAAGCACAATCTTTCCTGTCTTGTACTCAATATGCCCCCATTCACCAGTTTTGCCTTGTAAGTCTGGTTTCTTGCTGACTTCATAAACTATACCGCCAATTTTGACAGTCTCCATACCTGGTTTCTTATCTCTGTTCATGTTTCCTCCTGTTTTTTCTTGTATAATTCCAAATAAAGAGTTATAATTTAGGTAAAGAAAGGATTGGTCTCGTGCCCCTTGTACCTTATTGGTACGGCACTATGGTCAGTCCTTCTTTTTTAATACATCAATTACGTCATCACCACGTTTTAATATTGCGATGTTTAGACCGCGGCGACCGCTCTTATAAATATCATTCATTTGAGAAATTATCTCCTCGTCAGTCAAGATAGATTTAGTGAAATCAAATACAGCATTTTCTGCCTGCCTTTTTGCTTTTTTCAAATTGCCATCAATAACTGTTTTTCCACTACCGCTAACTCTTTTTAGATCAAATGGAATGCCATCAATCAAGTAATCAGGAACTGAAATCCTTTCTGGTTGACTTACTCTAGGTACTAACTCAATATGTCTACCAAATGTTCTTGCTAACCAAACTGCTACTTCTTTTTCCTCGGCATCATGATCATGTAAAACGTCTTTACCTTTTAGATAGAACCTGATTCCGTTAACCTCACAATATGGCTTATGTGTCACTTGGCCTTTTGTAACATCTACATCATTGAGCCACTCATTTTTTACAGACCAATAAGGTCCTGCATAAGGTAGGGCCTTTTGTCTTTCCCTAGCTATCTGTTTCTGACTAGTCTTCTCAGCTTCAGTTGATTTATCCTCGCCCCAAACACCATTTGGTGCTTCACGGTCAAGCGTACTGCCACCAGCCTTGTAATCCATTTTGATATGCCCATAGGCTGAACAGCGACAGTTGGGATGCATAGGGTAAAAATTCACCCCTTTTTCCACTTTGTCAATCGGAATAGCAACTCCGTCCAAGGCTTGACAGACTTCACACGCTCCAGGTTCTGCTACATAGATCAAATGAGTAAATCCATTGTCTTTCAGCATATCATACTGCGTATCAGCGTTGATCCGGGCAATCTCAGTCTTCAATAAGCGTTTAGCGTTCTGTTCGCTAGTACCGTATTTCTTGGCCAGTCGCTTCATTTCCTGCTTATAGCCCATCATATCCGTAAAAATACGGTTCAGCGAGCCAAAGACATCCCTCTGAAGCGTGGCACGAAGACCGAGACCGCCCCACACTCTAGCAGAAAATTTCTGCCCATAGAAATCAGCGTCTAAAATCGCCTGCATGCGTTTTTTTGCCCCGCTGGATGAAATGCCCAAAATGCCTGCTTGACGCTTGTATTCGTTCAGGTATTCGTCTGTCCGTGCCTTATCAAAGACCTCGTTAACCTCAGCGGTCAAATTTTGAATTTCAAGCGCTAGCTCAGCCTTCAACAACTCCAGTCGGCTGACTTTCATCTTGAGGTTATAGACTTTTAGCCATTCATTCGTTGCATGACTAAAATCTTTCTCTTTGACAGCTTTAGCAGCCTTATCAGCAAACTTTGTAACATCCATTTCGGATGCTTTTTTCATAGCTTCCTGCTTGGTCAGACCTTCCTTGCTGGCATATCGCATGTAAAAGCCATCAATTTCCCTTTGCATACGGTCAAATGACTCTTGATAGATCTGAGCCAGCATCCTGTCACGGTCCAGGTCACGCTTCATCAGCTCAGCTTGGGCTTTTCGCTCCGCATTGTACCGCTGATTATTCCGTATCTGCTTGTCCGACATCTGCATCACCTACAATCTGACCAATTTCAAGGTCACTAGACCCACCTTGCTTCAAAATTCGGCTGTGTTCAGTCTTGTAGTCTGTAAAACTAGCATTTTCCATAAGTGTTTCCTGCGAAATCTCACCGCCTGCCTCAATGTAAGCCTTAATTTCTGTCCAAACATCTTGCGGAATGTTCGGGTGGAAAGTAAAGGTCAACTTGTTTGCTTCAATTACCGGACCATTGATGGCTTTGTGGATGTTACTGATAAGTTCATACCTGCGACGCAAAGCCTTTGTAAAATAGGTTTCCTTGTCTTTTCGGACCTGCTCAAGTCCAATCATCTTGTAAAGCAGAGCAATCCCTGAAGAAGTTGAATTAAAGCGGTCATCATCAAGATTTGGAATGCGACTAAATCGGTGAATGTCATTTGCCAGGCGGTTTTTATAAGCCTCTGTGCCGTTAACGTCATATTGCTTATAAATGTAACTAGCGTCCGCTGTGGTTTGCTGACCAGTGGTACTGATACCCGTTTTCAAAAAGAGCATGTTCGCATCTTTCATCTTAGCAGCATCTTCTGGAGATAGCTTGATCCCGTCCAAGTCACCCTTGACTAGCAACATAGCATCGTTCAAGTCGCTCATGTAATTAGCTGTATCAGACTGTCCAGCATCGTAAGCATCAATCAGCGAAATCTCACTCTCATAATCGCCCATACGGAAACGGTTGTTCCACCACTCAACCACTGGCACATCGTTGTAGCTGTGTTTTTTGACATCATCCACTACCAAACGGACTGAATTGTTCGAATACGGCTTGTAGGTAATAACCTTGTCCTTAGTATAGACCGTCATGTTAACCTTATCCGCATAGATTGGTAGATGCACTGCTGCGATGATGTTTTGCTCTACCGTTAAATCACGGATAACAAACATTTCAAGCGGACTGATTAAGACCACACGGTCGACCTTGTCCTTATCTCTGAAGTGATATTCATAAGCACGGCCATAGACTGAAGCGTCAAAAGCCAGGTCACTGTTTAGGGCATTGATGTCATTCTGCCACTCAATGTCTTTGATTGTTGATAATTGATCAGCAGAACCGCCCTCCATCACACCGATGCTTACAGGATTTCCGATGACGTAACCTGTCGCAAAGCTGGAGATATAGCCACCCCATTTGTGCCGGACTCGGTAGTCTGCCTTTTCATCATCCAGACGTCGATGTCCGGAAAGGATGCTGAAATTATCCCCTTGAGCATACGAGGCAAGAATTGCCAAGCGTTGTTTCTGACTACCCAAAAAGGCTGCCAGCATATCCCGAAAAGCCTTTCTACCCTTGTCAGTGTTTAGCAAGTCATCTACACTACTGTACCTGAATTGCTCATTTGCCAACTGGCTAAAAACCAAGCTGTCATTCCTAATCTTCGTCACGGAATCAATACCGTGTTCAAATTCGTTCACTTTGTCCACTACTTACCTCCTGAACATCTTATTGATCTTCTTAATAGTCTTGTCAACATCTAGTTTTGAAGTCTGAATGTGATACCTTTCTAATGCATAGCGTATCGCATCAATGATATGGTTATTACTATCAATCGGCTCATTCAACCACTTACCGTCCTTGTCTTGTTTGTAGATATAAGTGTCAAACTCCTCAATTGTCTTTATACAGGATGGATGAATGTATATTTTGAATTGCTTCATAAAGTCAATCCCTGCATTAATCGAACCTTTGCCCTTTATCGAAGGGACAAGCCGTCTAATGCCCTTTGCTTGCAACTCTGCAATCAAACGTTGTTCAGCACTATCAGCTGTAATCACAGCGTTCTGCATGTCAGCATCTACAATCATCTTAAAGATGTCATCTGTAGTCATGGCATGCTCATAGTGTTCAGCATATATCCATAGCTCTTTCTTTTCTAAGTCAACCGCCAAACGTGGAAACGTCGTAGGGTCATGAGTGAAACCAAAGTCAAGACCAGCAGTTGTCTCACCTATCCGCTTAATAGTGCTGACTATATCAAAGTCTTTGACTTCGTAATTCTCAAACACAAGGCCTTCAGCAACACCCCAATCACCGTTTGCTACTACGGCAGCACGTCTTGGATTTGTTCGCCACAAATCCTCGTAGCGGTCTATATCCTGTTGGTCCAGCCACTCATTCACACGGTATGTTGTCGTGTCAGCAAAGACATCTTTCTTCCTGGTATCTTCGTCAAAAAAAGCCGATTTCAACCAATGCCTTTCAGACCATGGGTTGAAAGTAACTGTAATCTGCTTGAAAAAGTCCGGTGCATCAATCGAGCCACGGATAGACTCAACCAATGTTTCAAACTTATCTTGATTTTCGACTTGATAGGCTTCTTCCAACCAAAGCCACGATAGCAGGCCTGTATCAACGGTAATAGATGTAATCTTCAGCGGATCATCAAGACCTCTAAATAGTATTTTCTGGCCTGTCGCCTTGACCGTAATCTCTGGCAAGCTCTCATTGAATTTGAACAAGTGAGATACATTCAATCTGTTCGCTGCCCACTTCAAGTCTGTATAGGTTGACTGCTTGTTGGTGTTGGAAAACCTACGTACAACCAAAAGATTCGCCCAATTATATTTTAAAATTGCAACAATGTAGTATAGAGCAGTCGTTTTCGATTTCTTGCTACCACGACCACCCTTGACAACTCGATAGAAGTTTTTTGACCGCCAAAATTGACCATAGCCCTTGCCGACTATTTCAGGCAAATTGACCTTAATCTGGGATGTCTGCTTCATTTGCAAACACCACCGTTCCAGAATGTTCTATTTCTTGTTTGTCAGACCACTCTGATTTACGATTCTTCAACCAAAATATTTGGGCTGTCGTATTCGGCTTGCTGTACTTTCTAACAGAAACAACTTCTCCTTGATTTGTGACCATATCTTCTTCGTAATAAAAACCAATAGCTGTTTTGTGCAAAGCATTTTCAACACGTCTGTCAGCCACTTCTTTGCTTTCTTTAAGGACAGAAGAAATAGCAGAAAATCTTTTTTTCCAATCCGTGAGAGTTCTTTCACTAATACCCATATTGTATGCGATATCTTTGTCGGTGAGGCCGTCTCTAGCCCAACCAGATATCATAAGTAATCCTTCTTCTGTTACCCAATCTGTATATTTAGCTATGTCCATCACCTCCATTCTTCAATAAAATAAAAACCCACACTTCATTGTGTGGGAAAAATATAGGAGAAAGACCCCTAGCGGAATCAAACCACCCAGCTTATAACTTACCTAGGATATAAGTAGCTGCGCAATCATGCAGGGCCTAGTCGCATCCGCAACCATTTCAAAGTTAATGAGTGATCTATGAATTCTCGTCCAACGACTTACCCCGTTCTGGGACACAAACACTCAAAGGAGAGTATGGGATTCGAACCCATGCGCCGAAAATTCGGCCTAGCAAGGTAGCAACCTGCCCTCTTCAGCCTCTTGAGTAACTCTCCATAACAGGCAAGGCTTACTGCCTTACCCTTATTTCTTGATACTACCATTCTAGCAGAATAAAACTGCCATACACTGACAATTACTGCCAAAAACTGCCATTTACTGCCAAACTTGCTCCAATTCTTTCCTGGCAATCCTTAGCAATCTGTAATATGTCCTGTCACTAATTCTCATTTCGTCCATCACATCATACATAGACATCTTGTCAATGTAAACCAGGCTTAGAATTGTTTTGCTGGTGTCATCATTTAAATTGTCTATTATATTTTGTAGTTCACGTTGTTTCTTAATAGCTTCAGCGGTTTTCTTTTCTATATCATCAGCGGTTGCCATCAATTCAACATAGACATCATCCCGCTTCTTTTTCGCTCCGCCCGAAACTTTATCCGCTGTCCACTTTGGACTAGATAGTAAGGAGGCTTCGATTTTTTCACGACGTCTAATCAAGCTAGCGATGTACAAATCTAAATTTCTCAAATCCTTTAATATAGCCTTAGCCTTGTCCACTCTCTGTCTCCTTTGTGGTATAATATTGATAGCGAAAACCACAGCCTGGGCAGAGAGTGCCTTGGCTTTTTTTGTTTTAGTATTGATTCAGAATGCTTACTACTTCATCGAACGGCAAGCGTACCTTAATTGTTTTTTCCTCATAGGATAAAAATGGTTTGGGTATTTTGAGAATTAATACAGTAATATAGCTGTTCTCACTACGAATACCCTCAATACTATCTATCATTTTTTTTACATAACGCAACCGAGCCAAGTTTCACAAACCTTGGTATTTCCTTCCTAACCAATCTATTTCTTCCTGAGTATGGATATTTTTTAGGTTTCATTTTCTGCCTCCTGTGTTCTAGCTATACCCGCAATGCTCTCTTTGTAAAAAAATGCTTTTTTTCTTTCTTGGGATGAGACCCCAAAATAAGAAAAGCAAATGTTTTCAGCGTCTGTCTCGTAATCTTCAACATCTTTAAAATATGCTGTGTTACCATTCTTAAAATAAATTACAGCATTCATCTTAACTTCCTCTTTTCTTTAAATAATCAGGGATTGGGTCACCAATCTTGATAGCCTCGTACTGTTCTTTCGTGACTAAGAACTTACCATAGGCATGAGCCGTGACCATGTAACGTCCCTCTATGATTTCCTTGTCAGTAATCTTCCCGAACATCTCAACTCCAGTGCTATCAACTTGATAGACAATCACTGGTTGCTGTTCATTTTTAGCGGCTTGATACCCTGCTTGATAAATCATGTAGATAAATCCTAAAGCAGCAAGTAACACTATAATCATACTTGCTGTGAACTTTACGGTTTCTTTCACTCAACTTCCTCCATTTTCACGCTATACAACCGCTGACCTCGATACCTAGCTTCCAAGCCTGCTTTACATTTTAAAGCATCAGCTTCATTTTCGAAGTAATGCGTTTCATCAACTAACATGTGATCAAATAATACTGTTACTGTCCAAGTCATGTACCACTTCCTCCTTGACTACGTATCCTAGTAATAGGGCTGCATTTAGCAGGTTTTGATTATTTGTCAATTCCTGTATTTCTGGATCAAGAATTGATTTCCTCATGATTCCAACAAAATCAGCTTGTTTTCTAGTTAGTTCAACCATTATTTTTCTCCAAAGTTTCAATCAACCAGTCAAGATTTTGACGAGCCTTCTTCAAGTCTTCCACTCCATTCTTACCATGCCAACGTAACATGTACTTGATGGCATTTCCCCAGTAGAAACCTTCTTCATACTCAGGGCTTGCTGCAAAATTTTTGATGACATCAACAGCTTCAAGTCCGAACCGTCCTTGATAATGTGACGGCTTTTTGACTGGATCAGTTGTCATTTTTTCAATAACAGAGTGAATATCTTTTGAATTGATATAAAAATCATTTTCAGATGTGATAACTTTTACATCTAAAATTTCATCTGAATCATCAACCTCAGTAATTTCTGCTTTAACTAAAACAATATCACCAACAGAGTATTTTTTTATTTCCATCTTTACTCCTTTTATTCATTTTTTTGCATAAATTTTCACGGTTACAAGGTTACATCACTTTTCCAAAAACTTTTTTTATAAAAATCAAGAATCCTATTATACCGGGCTTTATAGCACTTGCTATTTTTATTAACTTAAATATTTATATAGATGATGTAACTAATAGTTTAGATGCCTTATAAACCCAATATTACCAAGGGTTTAGGGTGGTTACACCACTTTTTTTATTTTTTTCTAAAAAAACACCTTCAAACCCTTGATACGATTGAGTTTTTCAACGGTTACATCATTGGTGTAACCTTGATGTAACTTGATGTAACCTTTTGGCTAAAAGTTACATCAAAACACGTTTTCGGTTACATCACTTTTTCTGCATATTATTTCCGGAAATAGCCCCGAATTGCTTTGCCGTTTACCTTCTTAACTTTGTACTCCCAATCCTGATTGTTGTCCATAATCAACTTAATCTTTCGAGCTAATTTATCTCCTTTGGCGACGTCAATGTCAAAAACATTCTTCAGGATCTGCTTCGATGACACACTTTCTTGTGGTTTGACACCTTCGTAAATAAAACCGGCATCATTCCGATATACACCATTGTTGAAATATGCCCATGTGTACTGATGCTGTTGAACTACAGACATGCTTTCCCATTCTTCCGGAACCAGCATATCCAAATAATCATAGATCTGGTTCTCTGCCTCATCGCGATAAGTGAAGCGTTCCTTATAGACTGCCAGCTCATTTTCGAAGTCTTCATCAAAGGTCAACGTGAAGCCTTTTTTGTAAATTGCAACTGCCTCACCCCACAACTGCAGGACGTCATTGTCCGTCATGTCGAATGGCTTGACGAATTGTTTAGCTGCATCCACCAAGACCGGTAGGAAACGACGCTCACCAGTCTTGTCGCCCAGGTACTCGACCTTGTTGCTGGTCCGAGCAATCACAAAGTTCTTGGGAAACTTTTCAGCACGTCGACCATAGGACCTACGGAATGTCAAATCGGTCTTGGTCACAAAAGCCTTGAGCTCATCAAACGTCGTCTTCCTACTGGCCACCATTTCATCATCATTGACAATCAGGGATTTTAGCATGATCTCGTAGTTGTCCTTGTCCATGAAATCCTTGGCTGAATCCGTGTACCAGTCAACTGCAATCTTTTGTAAGAAAGTTGTCTTACCAGCACCCTGGCCACCGACCAGGTCTAGAGTGTAGTCAAACTTTACCCATGGATTGAAGACCTTGGACACAGCCCCGACAAAGAACATTTCTGCGATTTTCTGAACATAGATACTGTCCTCGGCACCAAGCCAAGTCTGAAAGACTTGATTCAGACGTTCCTTGTGGTCCCAACTGTCATAGGCATGTTCCATGTATTCCTGTACAGGATTATAGGTCTTTTCAGCAAAGAATGCCTCAATACCATCTTGCAAAGCCCTGGTCTTGAACACGACCTTGAAATGATTTTCCAGGTAAACACTGAGATAAGATTCAAATGCGGAGGGCAGCTGACCTTTCCTCATGCTGATAGCATCCAGTTTGACATCGGCCACAATCTCATGCTCACCAGTAAATTCATTGTGCCGGAGGAAGTCATTTAGCTTGTTATCACTCTTCATGGCCAATAGCACATTTCGAGGGCTATCTGAGACAATGGCATCAATCTCAACCTTTTCTCCATTTTCATCCAAGACCTTTTTCTTCGTCCTGGTAAATTGCTTAATTGAGATATTTACAACATCACCAATCACTGCCACCTCCCCTCATGTGTTTTTGAATCATACTATCTACTGTCCGACTAAGCTCTCTGTCGCTTAGCGGATCAGCAGAATTATTATTCGCAATCCGTGCCAACTCCAATACACAGTTTGGGTCAACACTTCTGGCTAATAAGGTTCCGGCAAATTTGGCTGCCGTATCATTTCGACTACCTTCCTCACCAAAGCCTTTGACAATCATTTCAAAAACCTCCGTGGTCCGATTTCTCTTGCCAGCACCATTCCGGATTTGATAATAAATGTCATCAAGTTCACTCCGGTTGTTCTTTTTCAGATACTCCTGCTTAATGGCCATGACTAGTGCTCGACTAGCAGTGACCATGGTCCCGCCTTCTTTCGACTTTTCCAAGTCCCAGGCATACTCCCCATTTGGTGTTTTTGACGGAGCGACCACAACATAATTATTTGGATGAGCTTTGACATCGACACCAGGTAGGAATCCAATCATCTGTGTCATGGAAACATCTGGATGCTTAAAGTAAAAGATATGCTTGCCACCGCTGGCAGTTTTTGCTTGCAAAGTCGGGGTAATCAAGTTGAGATGTTCCCACTTGGCCAGACTCTCGTATCCATTATGTTTGCCGTGCAGGTCGATGTCGATTACGAAGAATTTATCAGTCCGGACAGCAATATTACTATCCGGATACTGACTCCAAAAATCTTCAATTTCCTGTGCGGTCATTGCTGGTTTATCAGCAAATTTTATCATCGGTTGCTTATTAGAAGGGCTTATAGGAATGACCGAAAAGCCCTTTTTTTGATAAGCCAAAGCCGCTTTCTTCATTCCCATCTAGCACCTCCTAGAACGGCAAATCTTCTTCCTGGATATCCATAGGACTTGAATTTCCAAATGATCCGTCTTGAGAATTCGATTGTTGCCCGCGACTTTCCAAGAGTTGGAAACTTTCTGCAACTACCTCAGTAACGTAGACACGTTGCCCTTGCTGATTGTCATAGCTACGAGTCTGAATGCGACCTGTAATTCCAATCAGAGCACCTTTCTTAACCCAGTTCGCCAAGTTTTCGGCTTGCTGACGCCAAATGACTACGTTGATAAAGTCCGCTTCACGCTCACCGTTTTGATTTTTAAAATTGCGGTTAACTGCTAGAGTAAAAGTCGCAACAGCCTGGTTTGACGGAGTATAACGAAGTTCTGCATCACGAGTCATGCGACCCACTAGTACTACATTGTTAATCATAATTTTTCCACCTTCAAGGCCTTTCTCACCAATTCGGAATCAATCATTTTAAAAATTCCTGGATCAGTTCTTTTTAATGGCTGAATGATTTTCTTAACGATTTCTTTCAAAGTCATACCCCAAATTCTTGAGTAAAAGAAGTCTTCTTTCGTGTAATTATAAACGCAGTCAATCTCTCCGCCTTTATAACACACGCCCCAAACTTCGCCTTTATATTTGTAAATCAAGATTTCGTCATAGGTATCACCTTGAATTTTGATTGGACGTTTTCGTCCGAGTTCTGTATATCCCATTATTCCATTCCCTTCGCTTTCTTAGTTTTTGCAATCAGATCTTGTGCTTCATTCAAACGGTCGGCTGGAATACTTTCGATTTTATCCACCCCAAGCTGGCCAATGAACCACACTCCAACGGTATTAACCGGACCGCCTGAAGCCTCCGCAATATTCTTGATGTCTTCACGTAGCTTCTTAGCTTCAGCACCTGTAATGTACTTAACATTGCCTGACGGTTTCTTGGTAGGCTTTTGTGCCGTTGCTTGTTTGCTTGCAGATTTTGCAGCAGGCGCCTGCCTACCATTTTGGTTAGCATATTCATCCGTATCAGGATCCTTGTTATCATCAATGGCAAACAAGCCGTTAAGAGCATATTTACGAGCGTAACTGGATGCGGTTCCTGTAATCTGACTTCCATCCATACCTTTCTTTGTATCTTCTTCCCTTGCTGACGCTTGAGCACTGATAGAACTGCCACAGGCAAATAATGTTACTGTAGCACGAACATAATAACGGTCCCCAATCTGTTCGATATCGTCATTTAATACCAGGGATGCATCATGCTTTTTGAGTAAAGGCTTTAGTGCTTCCAAAATATCCTCTGCACTACGATAGTTGTATTTGCCAAAGCTGTTGTACTGCCCCTTGGGAGCAACCAGTTCTGTCTGAATACTGCACAGGGTTGCAAATATTGGCGATTCTTTTACTGTCATGTATTCTCCTTAAAGTTGTTTGAATGCTTCCATCAAATCATCAAATAAATTTGATTCTTTGGGAATAATTTTAGAAACCTCTTCTCCATTAGGATAAGTAAGTGTATACTCAGCATCTACCAAGATGATTTCACAATCGTGCATTTTCGCTAGAGCTTTAATTTCGGATTTTTGTTCCAAATAATACTCGTATGGAAGTGATAGGGCACCACGGATTTCTTCTACAAAACCTGCTTTCGTTGCAAGTGAATGGGGATTATTTTTGATTTCTGACATAAAATAACCCTTTTTTTTCTCACGCAATACGATTAACTTGTCTGAAATTTTCATTTTTTTGCTCCTTTGTTTTTAAAAATAAAATTCTACGACCCTAACGTCGTGTTGTTGACGACTACCAGTAATCCGCCAAAGAAGTTGCCGATAGTCGTCATAATCTCCGTCACTAGGCTGGGACGGATCCAGAACTACAATTGTTTTAAAACGGTGCTGGAGCCCATCGACCCCAACTCCTAATACTTGGCTAGTAGCGACCATGTTGGTCCTGTCATGCCCTTCTTTCTTATCACCGGTCCAAATACCGATTTCAGGGTGCCGTTCGTAGATAACCTCAACGATCTGCTTGGACTTGCTGACAATTAACATTTCTGACTGTTTGGCCAAGAGAAGATCTAGTTGAAGCAACATTGGTGTATCTGCATTGATTGCTTTAAGTTTTGGAAAATCCACATCAAAGCCTGTCTGGGTCAAATACCTCTCGAAAGTCTTTCGGCCAAATGACTGCTTGGCCATGGCATACTTACCATTCTTTCCGACAATGTTCAACCGTCGCAGTTGATCAAGTTCTTCTGGATTTGCTGGCAGGCACCACATTGGCTCAAATATAACTTCAAAGCCATTGTTCTCCTCTGCTCCTTCGATTTCCTCAATCTCTTCCCAACGAAAGAAATTTGGCAACCCTGACACATAACTTTCATAGTCGCGGAAGTCTTCCCACTTTTCCTTCGAGTAGCTGAAACGGTCGTATTTCATCTTGCCATGCTGCTTCTGCCAATCAAATTTGTTGTTTGGCTCTGCCTGACCAAAGATTGTCTTTTCCAGCGGATAGAAGTTTTGACCCTTCTTTCTGATTGGAGTTGCGGACAGCCCTATTGAGTATCCACGTCGGATTTTTTTGTAAGCTTTATAGTTAGCCTCGCTGGACATATTCTGCCACTCGTCGACGATTAAAACATCAAACTCTAGGACCTCACCGCTTGCTACGATATTCTGCATTCGCTTATCTGTCATAGCTTCCAGCTGGAAGTCTTGTGAGTAGAGCTTGTTGTGAGTGTCAATCCAGCCATTCAGTATAGATAGCCGATTGTTCAGGACCAAGACCTTCTTGGCACCCTTATGCTTGGCGATCTCAAAGGCACAAATAGTCTTCCCGCGACCGCCTAATCCCTCTAAAAAGATACCTGGGCAATCGCGATCGCTCCGTTTTACGGCCTCAGCTTGCCATTTGCGTAATTCGATTTCCAATGTCTTGTATAACCTCCTCGACGTCTTTTCTTTGTGCCCAGAATAGTGCTAGTCGAGCCGCTGCCCTCACATCCTGATGATGTGATTTGTCAAAAGTCCAAAGACCAAGTTCCCTTAGTAACTGATCCGGAATGTCTGACACGTAGCCAGCGTTGCGAACGAGTTCCACGTTTGGATAGCAAGCTTGAACAGCTTCCACAGTTTCAGCAACCGAGTTGTCTCGGGAATAATCATTGTCACGTACCTGGTATTCTTCCACGATGGCAACATCGTATTCCAGGTCACGACCAACTTCACGAAACCACCGACTGAAATTCCTGGCACCGAACGGAACTATCCAATAGCTCACTAGACCTGCATTATCCAGCAAGACTATTCCTGTTGTGGATGTCTCAATTCGGTTGCTTGATGGGTCAATCGCAAGTATTTTCATCAAACACCAACCTTCTCTGTCAACACACCTTCAAATAACGCAGTATTGAACCAATTTTGTTTATTCGCTTTTGCAAATGCAAATAGTGTTCTTATTTCTTTGGATTGTTTTTCAAAGTTCTTGAGGTCATCTTCGTCCTCGAAGATCGGTTTATCCTTGTACTTAGCCACAGTCACCAATTTATATTCTGGAGTAAATACCGGTTGCTCATTCCCTTGGTCCAGATTTGTTTCATCAAGTTTTACAAATCTGATTGCAACATCAAATTGAAATCCTTCCGTCGTCAATACATCTACCGACTGTGGGCCGATAACAACTGCTAAGGATTCTGTAATCCTAGTTTTATTCATCAATTCCATCATCTAATCCTCAAACTTCTGCTTTCTTGCAACACTGCACCCTTGACCTTCTTACCAGCTTTCAGCAACTCTTTGATAGCTGTCTTGTCTGGTTTCAAAGTTTGAATAAAATATTTCTTAGGCAGCAGGTCTTCATCTACAACCACAGATGGTTGATTGTTGGCCAAGCTCACGGTAAATAGCAATGTTTTGATTTTGTCATGCCCTGTGATTTCAAATGCACCTTGCAGCCCTGTTTTGAGTCGTGTGATGTCATTTTCAATAGATTTTTTTCGTTTGGTTAAGCGGTCGATTTCTTCTTTGAGTTGATCCACATCTGCTTCTTTGTTCTTGATAACCTTGACGGTATTTTCAACTTTTTCTTCAAATTGTTCAGTCCAGTCAATAGATTCAAGCGTATCCAGCTTGGTTCCTTCATCAATACCTTCCATTTCTGCAATCTGCTTAAAGATTCCAGTTAGTTCATAAATACTAGCCATTTCTTCTCACCTCAATAATTTTATTTTTTAGTTTTGTATAACCAATACCAACTCTAGTAATGTCTGCATCAGATGCGAATAGACCATCTTGATTCATCCTAGCAACTTCATTCTTAGATAAACAAGCAAGATTTGAAATATCCCATTTGGTCTTGTCTCCGTTCAAAAATACTATACTGTGCCCTTTCGGAATAGGTCCATTGTATTTTTCCCATTCAGCACGGTGGCAATGTTCCCAAACATTTGGTTCTGCGATTTTACGCTTTGGATAACCGTCTGTGGTATATCGAATTGTTCCAACAGGTACCCAGTTTGGAGGCTTGTTCCCTTTTTGAAATTGACCGCTGTTTGGTGGCATATTAGGATACTTCTTACCCTTGTTGTGCGGAAAATGCCCTTTTTCAAAGTGACCTGTCAACCCACTGTATAAATTATTGTTATTACGGTAGCTTTTAATTTGTTGGCCAATTAGAGTTAGACCAAATTTCTTATTCATTTCCTCGGCGAAGATATGAGCCATCTTACCTTGATGATTCTTCAAGAAATATTGATGCTGCTCGTAAGTCAGTAACTTCCCTTGAAACACTTTTCCGACTGGCAATCCTAGCCGTTTTCTGACACCTGCAATTTGTGACTTTGTATAACTGGTTCCGAACTTTGCATTTAACATTTCGGTAACTTCTGGTGTTAATCGGCCTGGACAAATCTCATGCATATAAATAGTATATTCATCCTTCCAACAAAGCGATTGGGGCATGTTCAACACCAGCTTCCTGTTTTAATTTTTCAGTTTCAATAGCCAATTTGCCAATCGACACTATTTGACCAGCCACGGAAACCATGGCTTTGGACCGTTCGATTTCGATTTTCAGTTCATTTTCTGAGAGTTCCCTATCATCCAAAGATTCCAATTGAGCGAATAAGGTATCGGCTAGATTTGACATTTTATTTCTAACCATAGGCACCTCCTAAAATTTCTTCTTTTTCTGCGATACGTTGTAGACGTGCATTTTCATCAACCAACTGTTGATTGACTCGTCTGTATTCGCAATTTTCTTTATCAAGATCATTTACCATGCCACGAAGAATGGCATTTTCACGCTCAAGTCGATCAATTGTCTTAGCTGGTAGGTCAATGCCATAGCTGTCGACTTGATTTGTTCTAAAAAACTTACTAAGCATGTCTGCCCCACTTTCTAGCCGTGCGAGCTGGCGCATCATCTGCGAACTTGATTGGTTTCCAGTTTTCAAGTGACTTTTTAATTTGATTTTTCCAGGCTAAGCGATCAGCTTCAACTGCACGTTCACATGCCAAGGCTGTTAACTGCTCTCTAAGTAGTTCCGCTTCACGTTCCTTACGTTGCTTTTCCGCATTCCTGTAATCAATCGCCGCAACCACTACGCACGGAATGGCAAATACTGCACATGCTCCTATGGCTGTAAAAATAGATTCTGTCATTCTACGCTCCTAACTGTTTTTCTCGTTTGATATTTTCTAGCATTTCTGCCAACGTTTCTTTCTTGGGCCTGTATCGATTACGACTTTTCCATTTGATAAATAAACGGAAACCTTCGTAGTTAACAAAGACAATTCGATGAGTTGGATTTTCAATGTATTGTCTGAAGTCCGGATGCTCACGCATTTCTGCCGCCCAAACTTTAGCCGTTCCGACTGTTAAACCTTCCCAAATTTGACAAAGGTGCTCATAGTCACCAGCTTCTGCTTTTTCAGATTGCTTAGCTGGTCTGTAGACTAATTCTGCTTTTGGCATGGTAATTTCCTCCTTACTAAATTTCAGAAAGCAGTTGATTGATGACCTTAGCATTCAAACGAATCTGATTGCTATCAGTTTCAACCTTGTTAGCGTCCAGCAACTGCTCAACTAAGGCTTGCCTAATTTCCTGTTTCCAGGCTAAGAGGTCTGCCGCCTTCATTTTCGCATCTGTTAGCAAAGAGTAATCAAATGTACCATCAATATTGGCTATCGCGTTCCCACGTTCGATGTCACGTTTCAAATTGATGTTGATACTACGCTTATCTAATCCAGCTGACGCTAAACTTTCGACTGCATCATCTACTGTTGCATTTGGGTTGTCGATAAAATATTTTCTGACCGTTTCAGCTTTGGTCATAGCAATTCATCCCTTTCTGTGTTATAATTTTGTTAGTTATTTTGGTAAGCTCCCGACTTTGTCAAGGGGCTTTTTTGTTGCCTCCTGTGCTATAATAAAGCTGAAAGGAGGTGATTTCATGACTAAGTCTGATTTAGAACCATTTCTTAACAGTTTAACGAGTGGCCATTCCGTAGCACTTTTGTTTCACACTGTTAAGGGTACTTATATCGCAACAGAAGTAAACTTCAGTGACGGCGATACGGTAGTCTTCTCCTACGAGCAGCATTTTGCTTCTCTGGAAATTGACGATGTTCAGAAAGTGACTGCTCTAAAGTCCTTGGAAAGTCACTTACTAGACACATAAGGATTTGTTTTTGAGTTCCTGTCGGTTTAACGAACTCATTAAAAATGTCATCCTTTGCTAGGTGGGGTACAATAGTTATTGCCTCATCCTTTGGAAGATAACCTGCTCGATTGAGTAGGTTTTTTAATACCCAGTAAGGTAACTTAACCTCTAGATTATTCATCCTATGACGTTTCTCAAACAGTTCCGTCAATTCCGGAATGCCTAAGAACATTTCTGTATTTTCGCTCATCCCTTCTCCTTTCTATGTTAATTTAGAGTGCGAATTTTCGTGTTTTCGAAGAAAATATTAAGCAGTTGAAACTGCTTCGCTAAACAAGTAAACTAGGTCATATTCCGAGAAAAATTTTTTATGAAGCTTTATCGTTTCTTCAAAAGTAAATGGATATTTACCCTGTATCTTGTCACTAACCGTCTGATATCTTACTTCTAGCAGATCTGCCATATCAACCAAAGTCACACCTTTTTCTTTTCGTGCTTTATCAATATTAAGCATATTATTCCTTTCTAACACGAAAATTCGTGTTTTTTTATTTTTAAATAAGCTAACTCGTTAGCTTGACTATATCTTAACACTAATTTTCGCACCTGTCAACAAAAAAATAACGATTTTTCATTTTTCTTTTTTCTTGACGTGCGAAAAATCGTATTATATAATATAGAAAAGGAGTTAATTAAATGATTGAAGAACAATTAAAACATCTAATGGAATTGAGGTTTGGGTCTGTCAAAGCATTTGCTAATCAAAATGACCTTCCTTACTCGACAGTCAGGTCTATTTTAAGCAGAGGTGTCATGAATTCAAATGCTGATAATGTATTTAAGATATGCTCTATATTAGGGATTGATCCAAAAGCATTAGCTGAAGGAGTAGATTTTTCATCTTCATCGAGTCCAATCCATGCTATTTACAACCAGCTCGAACCAACTAGACAAGAAAAAGTCCTCGACTATGCCGAGGTACAGTTGGAAGAACAGAATAAGGTGACATCAATCTTTCAAGTTCGTGAGGATTCCGAAGATTATATCACTGACTATGTTGAAGGGTTGGTTGCAGCAGGTCACGGTACATTCCAAGAGGACAATCTCCACATGGAAGTTAGACTACGTGCCAACGATGTCCCAAAAAAATACGATACAATCGCAAAAGTGGCTGGCGACTCCATGGAGCCAATGATAAAAGATAATGACCTACTCTTTATCAATGTGACAAGCCAGGTAGGCATCAACGACATCGGCGTTTTTCAAATAAACGGTAAGAACTTTGTTAAGAAACTTAAACGTGACTATGACGGACGCTGGTATCTCCAAAGCCTAAACAATAGCTATGAAGAAATCTACCTAACCGAAGACGACGAAATCAGAACCATTGGTGAAGTGGTTGATATTTATAGAAATTGATATCAAATGGAGGAAATATATGGATATCAAAAGAATCATTAACTATATTTTAGCAAGCTGGAATAGAATAGCTTGGTCATTATTTATACTGGGTGTAATTTTTTCTTTTCTTATTCCTCCAATTGGCGGTTTATTCTTGCTCAGTGCCACCATCATTTATTTTATTAAAATTAGAAAGTACAAGCCAAATAAGAATAGTACAACAGGGAAATTTTCTAATGATTATGATCGACACAATTCAAATAGTTTAGAAAATGACATAGACTACAAAATAGAATTTTCTTCAAAAATTGTAAATTCAGACGGCGTGGCAATCGAAGATTACCCAAACGTTTCTAAATTTCGTGTTAATCCAAGTGGCGAACGTTACGATGATTCATACTTTACAGGAACGCCATATAAACTTCGTGAACTACTTCTTTTGATTTGGTGGGGAAAAACAAAAAATCCTAGAAAACCAGATAGTAAACCACCACGTTATTTCTATTATGACTATCATTTGGAAACAAAGAAAGTTACTGAAATGTTTATCAAAGATGGTGTTCTAACCAAAGATGATAAAGAAAGAATTATATTAACTGAGTATGGTAAAGAACTTTATGATGAATTTGAAATACTCTGGGAAATGCACTCTTATAAAGGTTTTCTGGGCGAATTACCAAATTTAGATAAAGAATTTGCTGATTGGGATTACAACACATACAAGGCTAATAATAATTTACTTGAAATTGCTCACTTGAAAGAAATTATTAATTTTAATTCTAAAATGCAGAAACAGTACCCTGTTGGCAGCAAACAATACAAAGCGTATCAACAAGATATTGAACGCGACATGGAACAAATTGATTTTCTCTTCAGAGAGCATGATAAACTTACAGACAAAAAATAAAAAAAAGCCCCACGCTCAACTTTGACCGGGCCGAGCGTAGGGCGAATACGATATAGTAAAAAACCTGCTTTACAGTAGGCCTCTTTACTATACCCATTTTAACAGAAAATGAGGTAAAAAACAATGTGGACTGAAGCACATAAATCCGGAAAAGTAAATTTTGTTGAAAGATACAAAGATCCATATACTCAAAAGTGGAAACGAACATCTGTCTTGATGGAAAAAGATACTCCACGGATCAGAAAAGAAGCTCAGAAGATACTGGATGCGAAGATAGCTAATATTCTCAGTCAGCTCAAAGCTTCCGAAATGCTGTTTACTGATCTATTCGACCAATGGTGGACTTTCTACCAACAAGAAATCAAACGGACCTCTATCGCCTCGCTGAAGGGGAATATTAAAGAGATAAGAGAAAGCTTTGGTCTTGGTGTCAAAGTAGTCAATATTGACCCAAAATACGTCCAAAATTACCTAGACAACCTGGATTGCTCCAGGAACAAGAAAGAGCGTAACAAATCTATGTTGAACCTTGCTTTTGATTATGCAGTCGACCTGGACATCATCAAAGACAATCCTGCTAGACGTGCCAAACTTCCACGGATAAAAAAGACCTTGGAAGACTGGAAAAAGATTGAAGAAAAATATCTTGAGGAAGATGAAATCAAGCCCCTGCTGAAAGAATTGTTCAGGCGACCTAGCATATACCGAGCTGCATTACTAGCAGAATTTATGAGCCTTAACGGCTGCCGTATCGGCGAAGCTGTCAGCCTTGAGCCAGAAAACCGTGATTTTGAGACCAAGATTTTACAATTACACGGTACCTACGACCATACTAAAGGCTATCGTAACGGTGAGAAAACGACCCCAAAAACCAACGCTTCCTATCGTGAAACATTCATGACCAAACGGGAAATGGAAATTATAGAGGAATTGGAGTTCATGAATGAGCTAGAAAAAAATACCAACCCACGTTATCGGGATATGGGTTACATCTTCACAACCAAGAATGGCGTACCTATACAAACCAACTCTTTCAACCTAGCCTTGAAGAAGGCAAATCAGCGACTTGAAAAACCAATTCAGAAAAACTTAACCAGCCACATCTTCCGCCATACCCTTGTCAGCCGTCTAGCAGAGAACAGAGTTCCCTTGAAAGCTATCATGGACCGTGTGGGCCATGCAGATGCTAAGACTACAACCCAAATTTACACCCATGTCACAAAGAAACTCAAGGCAAATGTAGCTGAAATCATGGAAAACTACTGATTTTATGCCCCAAAAATGCCCCAAAACACAGAAAAAAGCCTACTGCACAACGCAGAAACGTTGATACAATAGGCTTTTTCACGTTAAATTATTTTACAGCGTCTTTTTAATAGATGATAATTTCATAAGTATTATATAGTAGAAAATCTTGTTCTAATAGTGTTCATAAGTAGTAAAAATGAACTTTTTCAACTGGTTAGCATTGGTAAGTTTTAAGTTTATGCCCCAATTTTGCCCCAACAAGAAATTCTGAATCTTTTGGGGCATGCCTACTTTACAATGATGCTTCTTACTAGCATTGTACCACTTTCATTTCTCGAAAGCTACCATATTAACGGGGCTAGTCTAAATCACCTATTTTGTCATTTTTTCCATTTTGTCAAAATAGAAATCAATTCCAGCAACCATTATTGACAAAATGGCGAGTTTGAACGAATAAACTACTGTATTTTACTGTGTTTTACTGTATCTTTAGCTAACTTGAGATTATCTTGAGCACGAAAAAAAGCCCCTAGGATTTTGTCCTAAGGGCTTTCTGTGTCTTATCTTAAACTGGTTTTTTTGAAAGTGTGTAGGTAACGCCATTGATTGAAATTTCAATCCCCTCAATGGTTACTTCGATTTTGTCAGACTGACCGACATCCGTGACGGTCTGTTTATCGAACTTGTCCAATGATCCATTTTCTGCCTCGATAGCTTTCAGACGGCTTGACGCTCCGATAATGTAGCTGTCAAATCCACTAGCAGCATAATCATAGACTGCACCGCCTATCTTAAACATACCCTTGACAGCATCTGAAAAGGTCTTGGCTCCTGAAACCTTGTAGCTACCTCCTGAACGTAGCAGGTAGAACCAATCTGTAAGAAAGTCATCTACAGAGGCATAGTGCATATAATGTCCACCCTCGCAAGCTGGTCTTGCTGTTCCTTGGGTGACAGTCACACCACTTGGACGCTCTCCTTTACCAGTCCATGTCATGCCTCCCCAGTTGTTGTCAGCCTTGCCTACGGCTGAAGTTCCCCAAAGGCCTTCATAGTGCAGAATGGTCAAAGCATAGCTTGGAAGGATATCATGTTTCTTACAGTTAGCAAGGATAACATCAAGGACAGATTTTTTCAGGATTGCACCGTTAAAGGACAAGTCACCATCTTCTTTAGTGATTTTGGTATCTGTCGCTTTACCAGTTGCCCAAGTTTCCTCTGTCTTAGGTTCGGTGGAGGAATTTACCACCTCATTTTTTGGAGCGTCTGAGGCCAGTTTAGGGGCATTTCCTGATGTGCTACCTTGCAGGATTTCAGTTACACGTTTTTGAACTGCGTCATAGTCAGGACCAAGGGATTTTTTACGGTCTTCACCGTTGCCATGTTTCCCCTGAATCACTTCTTGAGCCAGTTGGTCAACAGTCTTTTTAGGTGCCGTAGCTTTGCCATTGATGACTGCCATGACAGCCTCATATTGATTACCAAGAGCTGCTTTCCGCTGATCTCCGTTTCCGTATTTTCCAGCAAGAGTCTCTTTAACCAATGTATCAAGAGTTTTTCCTGCTGGGCTAGTTGTGGGTTGGTTACCCAAGCGGTAAACATAGCAATACATCCAACCACTAGCTGCCGCTGTTTGATTGTAATTGTTGATGGTAATGCTGTTGTTGGCATAATTACAGTGGATGATATTATCTGGATCTACAAAAATACCAGTATGACCACCAGCACCGCTAGACTGTCCACGACGGCCCCAGATAAAAATATCCCCACGCTTAGCGTCCCAGTCCTGATTTTCAGCAATTAACTTGTAGCCATTCTTGATGAGCCAATCATGCTCATATTCAGTATTGACCGCCCAGCCTGCTGAGATAGCACCACCAGCCATGAGAGCATAGTAGACTGAGCTGGAGCAGTCAAAAGAATTTGGTCCATTTCGATAGTCCATGGAATACTTAACAAGACCGACACGGTCCGTCATCCAGCGGATAGCTGTTTCAATGTTGATTGTCATGATTTCCTCCTTCTTCGAGATAAAAAGGAGCTAGTACCCACAAAAAAGGTGTCAGAGCTCCCAAAACAATAATAATCAAGATTGCTTTGATTAGTTTCATTTATTCTTCCCAATAAGCTTTTCGAAAGCAGCCGTCACGTTTTCGAATATTGAGGTGTCACCCTTGGCTTTGCCGTAGTTCTCGACCAAGCTCTTAAAGGTCAAGATGAGATAGCCAACGTAGATTGTATAGAGAAATGCCACACCCGTCTGCTCGGGCAAAAGCACTGACATCGGAATCAATACAGTAAGTAAGATGATTCCCATCATTTTACGGATAAGACCATTGATGCCAATTTTAGATTTGTACTCAATATCAGGATTGATCATAGCAGCAAAGGTACCTGACAGAAAATCAACAATTTCCATGGTAACAATGAGCCCAAGTAAAAAGAGGACAAGTCCGTCCTCGGTTGCGATGAGTGCACGTAGAAAATCAAACATCCCATGTGGATGCGGTGGCATTTTAGATAACATCATAACCATTCTTTACGCCTCCGCTCCTGCTGTCGGGTCTGTCCAGTCTGGATTTCCGTTTTCATCAAATTTCATAATCCAATACTCTTCGTTGAGCATGTCAGCAATATTAATTGTCGCAGCGGTACCGCCCCATTGGTTAAAAGCCCAGATAGTTTCCACGTCAACAAATTTGCGACGACCGTTTACGATTGCAGGACGTTTCTGCACGTCGCGATACATATAAAAGTCTTGATTTGCTGACTTACAACGGATAAATTCTCCATGTTCTTTCATATAGGTCAGCGCTGTCGCAAGGTCAAATGGTTGTGTTGTTTCTTCTAAGTTAAGCAATGTGTTGTCTGTAGTTTGAGTCATGATTATTCTCCTTCAATATTTTTCGCTGGTTTAGTAGCTTCGTCCAGTTGCTGTGTGAGTTCCTTAATTTCTGTCTGCAGACTAGCGATAATCTGTTGCGCTTCTGTCAGCTGTACAGCTAACAGATTCTTGGTTGTCATCTCCTCTGACAGCTTTGTCACGAGGTCGTTATTAGTCAAGCGTAGAGCTTGTGTGATTGGTTCTTGGTTCATGTTGTCTCCTATAAATTTAATTCAAATTTCCAGTTGTCACGTCTAGCTTTTATGTGTGTTCGAAGCGCTTCGTTAAACTCAAAATTATTGTAAATAATGTGATTCCAGATGTCCCATAACGCTGCCACTGCTGTATCCAGTCGGACAGGCTTCAAATTTTTATCTGGAGCGACAAAGTGCTTAGACCAAATTTCGGACTCTGCGTTGATGTTGGCAGGGACTATACGTTGAGTGACGGAATTGATATTCCAACCGACATCGCCTTGTGCATGTCTTAATAGCGTGTTATCTCCATAAATCCGCACATTGTCTTCCGTGTTTATGTTGTTTGTGTTTTCTACAACAATCCCTGCAAATGTTGCTGAATTAAAAACTTCTCCTCCGTTCCGATTGCTCCCGATGATTGTTCGCGAGTAATTCCCTTCGGTTTCGAATTTTATAAATTGAGTAGGGTGTCCAGTATAGATACGTCTTATTGCAGCTACGTTTGTGTAAAAGTTAATTTTGCTTTCGTCGAAATTGACATCCATACCACCGTTGAGAGCCTTAGCAATACCACCAGCAATCTGCTTAGCTGACACAGCCACTGCCTGGACGCTTGTGATAAATGCACTTTGAGCAAACAACTGCTTAAACAAGGCTTCGTTTGCAGTCATTTTATTAACAAACGCTTGGTCAAATACCATCTTACTACCATTGATACTATCTGCTTTAATCCGCGCAGCATCCAGCGTACCAGTTGTGATTTTCCCAGCGTCTAAATTGCCAATCATTGCATTGTCGATAACACCATTGTCAATCAAAGTTTGGCCTGTGATGTGCGTCAATCGACCATCGATTCTGTTGGTACCATTGGCCAGTAAGTTAATTTGGTTAAGCACTGTACCAGCACTAGTCAGATTTTTAATAGCGTACGAATTATTAAGCTGACTAACCTGTGTAGCCGTACCGCTAATCTTATCCTTTACTTCGGTTAGAAACAGACTATCAGCCATAACCATGCGAGCTACTTTATCCTTGATACCAGTTTCCGTTGAGCCGATGATACGCTCGTACAACCTTGCTGTCTCTTGCACTCGCTGAAAATCGACCAGATTTGCCTTATTATCGACAGAGGATTGGATAGTCGCAAACCGTCCGTCAACCGTGTTTTTGTACTCGGCAATTTTGGTGTCTGCGTAGTTCGTAGCGTCCTCAGGGGATGGAGACCAGTCAGTCGCAATCGTTCCGCGTTCCAACTTCATTCCCGCAAAATATAAGATACCGTTTAAATCACTGCGCTCAATTCGTGGAGCAATGTACCCATCGGTAATAACCTTAAAAGTTATAGATACCCTTTGAAAAGTAGCGGTCATATTAAATTTACGGTAATAATTATCAACAACAGCCATCTGTTCTGTATGATAATTTTTTAGATGTATATAAATTTCAGCAGAATCACTTGCAAGACTAGATGCAACATAGGCGCTGAATGTATACACTTCGCCAGCCCTGACTTGTATAAGTTGAGTCAAGCCTTCCCACGGATAGTCAACTTCGATAGCTGATAATCCATTGTATTTCCACGGAGCAATCTTTCTGCGCTGACCATTATAGTCCCATTCGCCACTAAAATCTTTTGTATTTTTTAGCAGATTGTTTCCGCCAATCTGCAAATCCTCAAATCTTTGCGTCACACCATCAATACCGCTCTGCAAATCAACGGTCTTACGATTGATGCTATCAATCTGACCAGTCTGAGCATTAACAGTCTGCGTCAGATGCTCATATTGTGCCCTAGTTTGGCTCAGATTGTCCTCGACGGACTTGGTCCGATTAGTAACACTGTCGATGTCTCCTGTCGCTTTATTAAGCGTTTTATACAGTTCTGCGACTGTTGACCTGGTACCATCTGCCAAAGTCTCGACTGTGGACACTCGATTGGTCAAAGCCGTCTGTGCTCGTGCTTGCTCCAAAATCTTGCTAGCTTGCAAGTTGAGGTCATTGCGCAAAGCTGTGGCACTTGCTTGGCTATCTCTAGCCTTTTGGTCAGCACTAGCGATTGCTGACTGCAGCTCAGACTTAGCAGTATTTAAAACCTGACTAACCGTTGCAACCTGCGCTCTTGCATCTGCGATAGCCTCGGTCTTTACCTGGTTAGCTCTAGCCAATGCACTAGCAGCATCCGACTTTGCCTGGTTGGCAAGTGATTCGACAGATTGAGTCTTGGAAAAGATGTCTGCGACTTGTCTGTCGTGTTCCTGTGCCTGTGCTTGCATGGATTGGTTGACTTGGGCGATTTCTTCCGCAATCCTATCTCGCAAAGATTCGCTTTCATAGTTCCTCAAGATTTCTTCCCAAACTTCTCCTGTCCATCTGAGCATAATCTTATGACCCTCATGCTCTGGATCTGGCTTATACCAAATATCATTGATCAGCACTTTACCTGGATACTTGACAGTAGGGTCTTCAACACCGTACCAGTTATTGTTAAAACCGTCTGCACTCGGCAGATAATCAGGTAAGTTCTGGACAAAGTTCGAAAACTCGTTATTGACAAACTGCTCAACAGCCTTGTCCGCAATGGTCTGAACTTTGGCTTCGTTACTTTCGCCGATTCGGTCACCCAACTTAATGTCGCTGGATTGATTGTTCAGTCGGTTAAAGGTAATCTCGAAAATCCGAGTATCATAATCCAATTTCTTGTCATGTCGAACCACTCGAATGGTATCCCCAACCTTGACACCTCTCAGATAGACACTGGAGGTTTTCAAGGTCAACTGCGGACGTGCAGCATCAATTAAAGCCTTATACGTCCGCTCAATCAGGATTTCTGGATTCTCTTCTTCCGAAAAATCCACAAAGCCGATTTTAGGACGCATGGAGCCATCAGCGTTCTTGATACCATATTGCCGTGTCATCAAGGGCAATTCTAGGTATTTCTGCCCTTTAGGCTTATCAACTGGTTTGCCTTGTGTCCTTGACCAAACCACATCTTCAAATGTGATTTTCCGACCGTAGCCGTCACCAGTTTCCTCACCCTTGCCACGTCCGACCAGGGCAGTAAAGATGTTGGTACGTTCCACCTCTTGTAAGATTTGCAAGGCATTGTGCCCATAAACCACACGCTTACCGACAACCTCACCGATTCGTTGCTTAAAGTCGATGTAACGGGCTCCGATGCGATTGCCATTCATCTCGACGAAAAATTGCATTTCCAAGTCCCAGACTTCACAGACCTTTTTCAAGGCATCAAAAACAGACGTGTAGTAGAAATTGGTGCTGTGTGGATTGGTTTCGCCAACAAAACGAGCTTGCCAGTTGGTACCAGCAAGTAAGTCTGTAATCACATCACGGGCAAAGGCATTCTTTGGACGCTTGTCATAGACTGGCGACTTGCGCAATTCCTCAATCCCCGACTGAACACCAATCAGCGTTGTCAGCTCATCAGAAAACTTCTGGGCCACGTAGAAATAATGGAAAGTGTGTGCATCTTCCATGGTCTGAATAGCCATGTACTCGACCTGTTCCAACTCATCTGCATTCAGCCCTTTGAGTTCAACCGTCAAACGGTCAGACACGTAGCGTTCAGTGGTCAGTGCGTACTTTTGAAGGGCAGTCTTGACAGCCGATTTTCTGACAATCTTTATCAGCTTTTCATCTTTATCAAATAAATAAATCACGCTCTCTCATCCCTCCAAACTACATTTTTAACCGTGGCATTTCGTGCCGTAATCCTATCTCCGTTTCTGACCGTGAATTGCTCCAGCGGACTGAACCGCTCCAGCTCACTGAGGATACTCCTGCCGTTGTAGGTAGCCGTCACTTCATCAGCTCCGAATGTGACCACTATATCTTTTCCTGCCGAGTATGACCCAGCAAAAGACAAAATCTTAGCTCCATTGATGATTTGTACCTGATTAACCGTCCCAGTCGGTGTGAGCGTGATAGACTCAGGCAAAACTTCCAAAGCGTCCGATAAAGAGATAAGCCCAGTAGAATTATGGGCATTTTTCTTTTTGTAACCGTCGGGAATAATCAGAGTGAATTTGCTGACAATGGAAAGAGATTTCTCCTCAATGTCATCTGCTCCGCTGAAATAGCCGAAATAGGTGTAAGTCGGTTCATCTTTGAAAGTAATTTCCAAGTAGCCACTGCTTGCAAGAGTTCGCAAAATCCTATTGAGTTTCGCAAACTTATCCCGCATGTCAGCACTGGTTCTAGCTTCCAGCTGGTACTTGATTTCAAGCACACGCTCATCATCGGACACATCTTCCACCCAGACGCCACGGCGACCAGGTACAGAGCTTGTCTTGACTGATTGGCCAAGCAAGCCCCTACCTGTTACCGTCAAATGACGGTAGCCCTCAACCAATTGATTGAGAGGCACACCGTTGATTGACATGTTGTCACTAGGCTCGAAAGCCGTGATAGTTCCGTCAACTTTTTTCAAACTAGCGTAATTATACATAGCTTTCTCCTTCCTAGTAATGATCCAGAATCAATTCCATTTCCTGGGCATTTGTGATGTCTTCTGTAAAGGCACGATAAACTGTATTACCCATTTTTAACACAATGTCCGCCGCTTGCTGACCAACTGTCAGTGTTCCTCCGTTGAATGACACTGATGGGTCATAAGCTGTCAAGCGCCCTAGTTCGCCATCTACTGCACCCAATTCACTTTGCAGACTACCAGCCACATCTTGACCAGTAAATGCCGAGATAGCTCCTTGAGCCATTCCTGCCATAGATTTCATGACTTTTCCAGCACCACTATTGATACCAATCACAAAACCTTCATCGGTATAGATACCAAATTGACGGAATACACGAGACGGAGATTTGATACCAAGCAAACCTTTGGCCCAATCAATCGCCCCACTAACTGCACCGCCAACAGCATCAATCAAACGACCTGCTGCACCTTTGACACCTTCGACGAAACCGTTTATTAAATCTCCGCCGACCGAAATAGCATTACTGATAAAGTTTCTGGCAGCATTCACCGCGTTATCAAAACCAGTTCTAACTGCCGAAACAATCCGTGGTCCAGCATTCGTGACTGTACTTACCAAGTTGTTCCAACCGTTCGAAACGGTAGATTTGATATTTTCAATCGCTGTAGAAATCGCTGATTTGATATTGTTCCATGCATTTTCTGCTGCTGACTTGATATTATTAAGAGCGTTTGAAATCGAGGTCTTGATGTTATTCCAGGCTGTCTCAATATTGCTCTTTATCGTGGTCATTACATTACTGATGGTTGTTTTAATCCACTCCCAAGCAGTGCTTGCAGCTGTCTTGATACCTTCCCAGATACCAGACAAGAACGTTGTAATAGCATTCCAAATCTCACTGGTTTTGGTCTTGATGATCTCCCAAGCGTTCGAAATAGCTTGTTTGATTAGGTCGAAGTTCCCAGTCACAAGTCCCACAATCGTCAAGAGAATAGCAGCAAAGACTGCCTTGATAATTTCCCAAGCGGCTGACCAAACTGTCTTGATTAATTCAAGATAAGTTTGAATATAACCCCAAATAGTGGTCAATACAGACATTACTGTAGTCGAAATAGCTGTCCAAATGTTGCTTGCAACTGTTGAAATAGCATTCCAAACTGTATCCCAAGTAGTTTGGATGCTTGTCATGATGTTTTGGATGATTTCCCAAACAGCTGTAATAGCATTGCTAACGGTAGTTTTGATCCAATCCCAAATTGGACCAACCACTGCCATAATTGTTCCCCAAACTGTATCCCAGATTGACTTCAAGAATGCTAAACCTGTTTGAAAAATCTGAACTAAGCCATCAATTGCAACCTGTACCAGGGACTTGATACCTTCCCAGATTGTTCCAGCCACTCCTTTAAGAGTTTCCCAGGCTCCTGACCAGTCACCGTTGATCATTTGCATAACTGCTTTGATGATGCCTAGAACAACTTTCAGACCTGTATCAACAACTGTCTTGATAACATTCAAAACAGTTGTCACAACGGCAAGAATAAGGTCCCAGGCTGTTTGCACAATTGGAATCAGAGCAGTCATGACGGTTTCTACAACAGTTCTTATCGCATTCCAAACTGTCTCTGCTGTTTGTCTAATTAGTTCCTGGTTTTCGTTCCACCAGGCAACCATCTGCCCCCACAAATCCATAACAAAAGACACTACAGCCTCGACTGCAGTGCTAATAGCTGATTTGATTGCTTCCCAAGCTGCCTGAACTTTCGTTCTGAACTCTTCGTTAGTGTTGTAAAGCAAGACAAAACCTGCGACTAAGGCAGCAATAACCCCGATTACAGCCCAAATCGGCGCCGAAATACCAGCAATAATTCCAACTAGTTTCGCAAACATAACACTCAGTGCGCTGCCTCCGCTATTAAGCAAATGGAACCAATTCACGATTTTAGAAATTCCGCTTGCTATAGATACTACAACAGAAATAGCTTTTGCAATGCCCCCCAAGAGCATCAAAAAAGGCCCTGCTGCAACTGCAATCAGACCAAGCCACTTCTGCCAAGGGGCAAGAGGGAGATTATCCCAGATGGTCAATACAACATTCTTGACATTGCGAACAAAGTTCTGGATTGTTTCACCC